GTAGAACCTAACTCTAGGAGGTCCTCGGTGGACAGTGAAGTCTTGAAGTTTTTGCATAAGCTCTCCATACAGAAAGTCTGGGTAGGTTCCAGTTTCTCTATGGAAAATGACCACAACCGTTTTGGCGAGTCGGTGATTCACATATCTCGGATGGTCACACGTCTTATAACTGGTTAATATTTTATTGTCCAATAGTAATAACTGAAATATGTCGGGTGGTATTACGCAACTTGTCGCGGTGGGTGCCCAGGATACGCACCTGGTTGGAAACCCGGAGGTGAGCTTTTTCCAGTCATCATACAAACGCCATTCTAATTTTTCCAGTGTGATTGAGCGTCAAGTAATCCAGAACACCCCGGCGCAGAAAGGTCTCTCATCTATCCGCTTTGAGCGCAAGGGCGATCTTCTTTCGTACGTGTACCTTGTCAATGACCAGTCATCTACTATTACTGAAGTTAACTGGGCAAATATCATCGACAAGGTCGAACTGTATATTGGTGGTCAGCTAATCGATACTCAGCACTTTGAGTATTCTGCTGATATCCACACAGATATCATGGCAAACGCATTCTCCAAGGGAGTATTCGGTTCTGCTCCCGACGGCACTGATAACTTGGGTTTCTTTTATCCTTTCAAGTTCTGGTTCTGTGAGAACTGGCAGTCAGCGCTTCCTCTGATCGCCCTCCAGTACCACGATGTCGAGATGCGGATCTACTGGGCGGACAACGTAGCTGTCACTACCGGTACGATGGAGGCATGGGCTCGTTACATTTACCTTGATACCGATGAGCGTCGCATGATGGCCGAGAAGCCTATGGATATGCTCATTCACCAGGTTCAGCGCATTCCTGGTTCAGGTGCAAAGACCATGGATCTTACCTTCAATCACCCGGTCAAGTTCATTGCTTCTACCGATGGAAATTTCGATGCAAGCGACGACGTTCTTCTTCAGCTTAATGGCGTAGATGTGGGCGACAAGAAGCCAGCTAAGCCTCATTACAATCACGTGTCGGCCTACTACCATACTCAATTCGGAGCGAACAACACTGACGGTGCAGAAGGTTTCCAGAGTGTGACTCTGATGATCCCCTTCTGTCTGGATGCCTCCAAGCTCCAGCCCACGGGTACCTGCAACTTCTCACGCATGGACTCGGCGACGCTTCGTCTCTATGGCAGCAACACTATTAGCTCTCCTGTGTACGCGGTCAATTACAACATTCTTAGGGTCCAGAATGGGATGGGCGGTTTGCTTTATGCGAACTAAGTGTTCGAGCAGTCGTAACTGCCTTTTCAGCCTGATCCTTGGGCATAAACATGAGCCAGGCGACGGTCATTCTCTCCTGGGTGAGCGTTCCGTCCTTCTTCATAGCGGCACATGCATCTTGAAATTGCTTTACGTAGTCCATAATGGAATTTCAAGGTGTTACTTCTTTAACTAAACTTAGTTGGTCTTGGGAACCTTGAGCAGCGGAACGTCAGCCGAGAAGCACCGGGTGATGCTGTTGGCGGGCACCGGACCCACGCGCTGCAGATCGGTGACGGGCTTGAGCAGTTCTGGACCCATCTTGGCGATCAGCTGACGGTACCTGTAATTAAGAGGATAAGCAATACCGTTATCAGCCATGATCTTATCGTTGAACAGCTGGTTCGAAGTGTAAATCGTGAATGCGCGACCATCGGCCATACCAAGACGCTGAGACATCTTTTACTTATTCATTAGATAAAAATCCCTGATCCTCTGATGAAATGTTTCCCTCTGGTGAATCAGTCTGTCATTCTTTTCCTTGATTTCGATGAAGTCTCCCTTGACCTGTTCATCGTAGAGAATCCTGATCAGGAACCTGTATACCATGGCGATGTCCTTGAAGTTCTTAGCACCCGACATCACAATGCTACCTGTTTTAAAAACACTGACTGTCATGTTGAACATATTGGCTTTCACCGCCGAGTACGTCTCTGGGCTATAAGATGAATTTTTTACGAACCGTTTGTACTTCTTGTACAGTTCAAGTAAAGCCATCTGATCGATGCCGTGAGGAAGGCGGAACGTTGCATTGATCATCTGTGTTTCCATGGGTGATACTGGTCTTTGGGTGGTCTCAGGAAAGACCTCATCTACTATAACTTGAATATCACTGATGATTTTGAGACCTTCCATAGGTGTAGATGATCCTGTTACATGAATCTTCCCATTGGGAAACAACTTGACTGAGCGTTTTTTGCTTTCACCGACATCCTTTGACAGGGTCAAGGAGTTGTTAAAGTGATTCGTGCCCATGTTCCAACCATCGGTCCCGTCGACGAACTTTTCCTTGAACGTTGTGAGAGGGGTCGTGATGCCGTCCCTTCCTCCCATAACCGTCATGGTGGACACCCTGGGCAACGTGGGCTTGGGTCCCTGGATCGCATCATGCGCCTTGATGACGTTCCCAAGGAACGTTCGAAAGTTTCTGACTTCCATATTTAAAAGCAAAGCGCGTCACTTCTTTAATATGAGATGTGGTAACTGTAAAAAGAAGAAGATGATCTGTATTCCATGTGCTTACTGCGATCACACGTCTCTGTGTACCTCTTGTATCCAACTGGAGTTTCATGAGTGTTCAGGTATCCTGAATAAAATTCAGTCCGAGAGGGATACAATAGAAAAACGAAACCCTAAAATCGAGGGTGACAAAATTACAAAAATTTGAAAAGGGTAATAATAGATAGAATTATGAGCAAAGTAAATGCGATATTGCCTATAATATTAAAACTATTCATGCTCCCAAGCATACCTTCTTTTTTCGTGGGAACGGATGTATTTTTTGTATTGGATGTTGTGTCCCATGGGGGAAGAGAGTAGATACGTTCGGGCACTGACTTGCGGTTGAGGGGATAGTTTTGGGAACCTGGTGTACAGTAGTAAGGAGTTCTCCATCCAGCTGCAATGGTCTTTTCGCATCCTTGACTAGGTTCCTCTAATTGATTTGTGATGACTCCTCCAAGTGCATCTCCGACCGGTCGAACCGAGTTGACGAGTGCCACCTGGGACCCCTTGGTGGGCGTATAGATGGTCTTATAGGCACCGCCCAATGGAACGCCTGGTGTAAAATCCATCGGGTCGGCATATGGATTAATTTTGTTGAGCGCAACAGAATTATTTAGTCTCATTGAGGACGACATATCCTTACTTGTTATACTGTAGGAATAAATTCATAGCGAAGTATCTTACATATGGCTTTCCAGATCACGTCCTGCTGGGTGAGTTTTTCCTTTGATTTTAGTAATGGAAAATATGGTAGGTATTGATCTTCTCCTAACAATTCACAAAACTTATAGAGTACGAATGGATAAGACAGAAAGTTCTTGCGATCCTTGGGACACACTTGTTCAAATGGTTCCTGAATTTCATTAAACATCAGACGCAGACGCTCCTCCAGGGCTTGAGGCATTTCGGGAGCTTTGACACCGGTAAGAATGTTAGTGATGTATGGAATGTGTTCATAGTATTTGTTTTGACGCAACTTTTTTAGAAGTCCTCTCACCTTGGCGTGTGTAATCTTTGAAACTTGCTCTATTCTTTGCTTCTTGAGTTCATAACGAAGTTTTTCTATAAGTTCGTTAGGAATATTGGCAGTCTCTTTCCCCTGAAATTGTTGAACCCATTCGTTGAAATGGTTCTGTCTCTTGTATGAATATTGACTAGTTTTTGAAATGTCCTGTTCGTCCTGGTAGGACAATCTGGTGGCTATATAATTCTCACATGTACCACAATCCATACAAACGATTTCACCGTCTATGTCATTTTCATATGTGTTAGATGAATTACAGTGGTTACAATTATCCATCAGTGTGGGATGTTTATCGGCAAAATCTGTATCAATGGCAGATGACACGTCATTTTCCACGATGCGCATATATTCCAGAAAAATATCGCGACGACAATTCTCTTCTTGATATCTTTTTATGAATGGTGCGGCCAATGTTATATACCTGTAAAGTAAATCTTTGTCATTTTCATATTCTTTAAGTTTCAAATTATATCTCTCCAGTAAACTCATTTAAAGAAAAATGTACCTATAACTTTAAATGTATAATCTTCTTGCGAAACTCATCGGGTGGTGGTATAATGAGAATCCATACAAGATAACCATGCCATTGAAAATGATATACGACGTGAACACGAAAAAGGATTGCATGTTCCCTTCCGTCGAGTGGAAGAGGATTATGGATGCATGGACATACATGAAGTCTGGTGAAACTTACATTATGTGTTACTATCCCGATTTCATGGATGCTATATATGTGTTGCGCAAAAAGAAACCTGCATGTGTGGAAAACATTCGTTATGAACAGGAGTATACTTATCGTGGTTCACCCTATTCTATGGTGACTCGTGATCCAATGAGAAGGGTACAAGACGTAATCGACTATGAAGATGAACCTTTTATGAAGGGTCCTGTCATGATTCAAAAAGTAGAAGCCATTATGGATAATGGTGAAATGGTGATATGGGATACGCCTCGATTTCTTAGGTATGCAGGACCAAGGTCAGATTTTCATGGCGCTAAAGACATTCGTATGATGGATCTATTTGATACCAACGAAGATGTTCCAGATGAATGGAGAGTTTATATGTTTGGCAATGTTATTGTGATTAAAAAGGATGAATTACTTACTCATCGGACTTTGGTGCCAGATAGAACATGAGATCACCTAAAGAAGTAACTTTATATTCCAGAACAAGAGGCATTCCTTCACCATGATGAATGAGCTTCATGTTGGAACACATTGATGTGGCTTTCGTAAATAAATTTAGATATTTCAATGAAAAAGAATCCTTCATGGACTTAAAATTTACAGAATCTGAATCAATATCATATTCTGTATATTGTTCCGCGAAATCACCGATACACCTAAATCCTATTTTCTTAAAAGATCGCTCAATAATAATTTCGGAACCTATATGAGAAATGTCTCTGCAAAGTCTTTGAAAGTCAACTGTCTGGAATGTTGTCATGCTTATCATAGGCAAGTTTGGTGCATCGAACATTTCATCATTGATGTCCAGAAGTCTAAGGTTAAAATGACTCCGACTCTTTTTGCCACTGTTTTCTATTGAAATGTTAAGCACATGTTCTTCATCGATTTTCATAATCAAAACGTCATTTGTTGTGACAGACTTAAGAACTCTAAACACGTTGGTTGTATTTATTCCAACTATGATCTCATTCTCGCATGAAAATTCCTCAAATTGTTTAGCATCCAGAAACAATTCTACCATGGCTGTACGGGCATTGTCAAGGGTTAGCATATGAATACCCTTCTTACTAAAAGATACATTAACATCGTTAAGGATGTCTTTCAGAACCTCAAAGATGTTTTTAAATGCAGATGCTTGAATCGTTTTCAAGAACATTTACTAGATTGAGTGCGTGTTTTCTTTAAGTAGTCGCGGTCATAAAGGTCTTTGAGAAATTGTTTGAATCCTTCTTCTCCGCGTTCGGCAATAAATTCTTTCCATGACGAATAGCCTTGTTTGTAAGAATACACATTTCCAAGTGACTTTGGAACTTCGTCGGGTCTTCTGATCATTTGTTCAGTTGGTGACTTTCTTGTTTATCTTGGCTTCCAATTCAGGGGTCATCGGGGGTGCCAAAGGAGCACCATAGGATTCCAGTTCGAAAAGACCAGGTACATCATTAGGATTTCCATCAAATGAAGCAAAGGTCGAATGATTAAAGGATTCCACTTCAACTGGCATCATCGAAAGAACCCACTGCTTGACCTCCGGTCCCATCAAAGGTCTTCCGTCCTTGGTGATCAGCGCAGGGACGTGGGTCAGCACCTTGCGGTAATCTTCCGGAATGGGTTCTTCGTGGATGTTTTGATACTTGATTTGATCCTTCACTGGACACTGATCCAAAAGTTTGAATATATCGTGACAGTGTTGACACCTAGGACTATACAACATGATGGCAAACATGCTTTCTTACAAGAGTTGGTGAATTTATCAGGGGATATAATTTCGCACCATTATATAAGATGCGTATGCAGACTATATTTTTCGTCATGGTGGCAGTCGCGATTGTGGGATACCTCTTCGTGAATCGCGAGGGCCTCAGGTGGGATCGTGGATTTGCTGGTTTCCGCCCAGAGGTGTCTGGAGTTATTACAGAGGGGAACCTGGAGATTACAGGAAATCCTGTCGAGGATGTTTCAGTAAAAGCTTTAATGATCAAGAAAATTTTGGACGCCACCACGAATGAAATCTTCGATACCAACGGCCTCAAGATGTTCCCAATTGAAACTGTCTTCATTCAGGTGTTCAACTCTCCTGACAAGATTAACGAACTCAAACAGAAGCGGCCCGATGTATATGATGCGTATATAGAGTTTCTTCAGGCTCGTGAAAAAGACCCTGCACTAGCCAGGGACAGAAACGGGACACAGCAAGAGCAGTTGTCTCGAACCGCGTTGACCAACTACCTTGAACAGCTCAAGCGCGATCAAAATTACGCCACGGTCCCGGACAATGTTCCTGCAACCTATCGCTGTCGCTTTTTGCTCCTCGAGACTGAGCGCTTTTATGGAACCGAGGTGGATGTGATCGCAATTGGCGACGAGTCGGGTATCAAGATTCAAGGCATCACCAGTCAGCCCATGAACAAAAATGATTCGATTAAGGCTTTTGAGGATAAACTCAAGGCAGGGGAATGGATGCCTTACGACACAATCGTAGATTCCAATATGCCTGACAAGAGCGCTCTGAAACTTGCCGAAAATGCAATCAAAAACAAATGGGGGGAGAATTTTCAGACCTATGAATCGACTGCCGTGACGGACGTGGGTCAATTCGATCCTCCATTCACGCCTTATTTGCGATAGGAAAAACTTTAGAATTAGTAGACAATGCCTCTGAGAGTGGACGAGGTACAACAGATCGACCACAGAAAGCGAGAGCTAAAAAAGAAACTCTATACGGAGCTATACGAACGCGCCAGCACCAAGGTGAGGCAAGTCGCCGATTTGGGACTGCACGAGACCTGGGTGCAGGTGCCTTCGTTCCTTATAGGATTTCCATCATTCGACCTGGACAAGGCAGCCCAGTACGTCGAGCGCCAGTTCATCAACGGCGGGTTTTTCACCCAGTTGTATGAAAATGGACAATTGTTTGTTTCGTGGTATCCCCGGACTTCCAAGAAGTCCAAGTCAATGTCCAGACCCAAGGAACCAGACAACGAGTTTGCATCCCTGGCAAACCTCAAAAAAGCCGCGGACAAATATCGCTGAATTAAATACGTTTTATGAGTAACTATGGACAATAACCTTAATGTTCTTGTGGAAGCCAAGAAGGAACTTTTGAATCAACTTTCGTCCACCATTCTCCCGAGTGCACTGGACTGCATGGACTCGCTCCATGCCGAATCCAAGGTGGAGACCCAGGGACGCAACACACTCAAGGCGTTTCAGGAGAAACTCGCCAAGATCCCTCAGTGGAATAACTATCAGATTGATACCGAGGTGGGCAAGTGTGTGGATCGATGCGGTGGATGTCTGGACGAGATGACGGCGGCATGCTTTGTGGCCACGGTCAAGATCATTTCATCGGTCAGGCTCTCCAAGGATTCCCGCAAGGTGTCGCTCAAGATTCCCACCAACGACGTGTTTGTCCTTGGTGTCTATACCAACGTCGCCAAGCGGATCTACGAAGATCCATACATCTATCAAGAAGTCATCAGCAGGAACGACCGCCGCAAGGATCTGCTCAAGCGAATGGACGGCGTGGTCGAGGAGACTGTCAAGGAGATGCTCCCGATCAATCAGATCTTGAAGACCTACCTGAACAAGAATGCCGTGGACGTGATGAATGGTGAACCTATAGAGCCGGAGCCGGAGCCGGAGCCGGAGATGGAGCCCGAATCGGACATGTTCCCTGGTGGTGGTGAGTTGCCAGTGGAAGAACCTTTTGAGGAACCCGAAATGACAGAAGAGTCCATGGAACCCACAGATCCTGCGGAGCCTGGGACTTCGTTGCCGATGGCAGAGGAGCCGGTCGATATGCCTCAGGAAGAGACCAAGAGTTTTACGTTCAACGACAAGATCGTGAAGAGGGCTCAGATGTCACCGATGGATGAAGAAGAGGATTTTTCCATAAATCCGAGCGCGAGACGGTAAACATACTAAAATCTACTGTATTTAATAATGATTAGCGATTCTCTTAAAAATCCGTTAATCGCTGCTTTGGTTGGAGCAGTTGTCACAATGATTTACATCCAGTTGGTGGCTCGTCTCAATCGCGAGGCTCCTCCAAGAAATGCAGATATGATAAAACCAGCCATCTTGAATGCCATCCTCGTGGGTTCCGTGGTATTTTTTGGCATCTCCCAGCGCGAGGAAATATACGAAACGCCATTTCCAGAAATTAATCGCGGCATGTAGTTAAAGATTTTAGTCTAATTAAGTAATACGAAATGGCCAGTGTTGATACATTTAACGAACTTCTTTTGCAGTTTGTGGATGAGTTGGCCCACACGTTCCCAGAGAACACCATTGTGAAGACATACAGGAATACTGTCAGTATGCTGATCAAGAAGGACCCCGGTGTCTGCCTGGAAACGTTTATGAAGAATGTGAAGCCCCACGAGGACCTCATTCGCAATCAAGATGAGCGCATCTTTGAGGAGCTTTCACGTAGCTATGGAATTTTGAAGACGCTGGACCTCGAGTCCATGTGGAAGTCTGAACTTTCGGACAACAGCCGTTCAGCAATCTGGCAATACGTACAGGGTCTGTACGTACTCGGGAACAACGTCGATGAAGATGAAATTAAGGAATCCCGACAGACTAAAATGGATTTTTCACCAGAGAGTATCAATCGGATGTTTGCTCCCCAGGAACAAAATGGTCAGGAAAATCCTCTGGCCGGACTGCTAGGAAACCTGATGAACCCTAAAATCATGGAAGAGATGACATCAAAGGTCGAAGAGCAATTCGGAGATGGTCAGGGCGGACTCGACGATAACAAGATTATGCAGGCTTTGGGACCTATGATGGCGAACCTGACCAAGATTCTTCAGCAGCCATCAGAGTGAAAAAAATAACTAGTTAATAAATAAGAATGGAACAACCGTGGTTTAGAAATCCATCGCACTTGTTTGCCAAAAATAAGGTGCTGATCTTTTGGCCTCTGGCCAAGCAGAATCCCGTGGAGAGGCTCAACGCAGCCACCCGATTCATCCTCTACACCATGGCGATCCTTTATTTGATTAATCGCGACATCAGGGTTATTTACTTGGGTCTCACGGTTATTATGGTGATGGCATCTATGCTTTTGGCGGGTGGAATCAAGGAAGCCATGAGACCCGCTTCGTTCGAGGAGGAGGGGGTCAGGTTCAACGCGACCACTCCAGGCCAACTATGTGAACAACCAACCAAAGATAATCCAATGGCCAATGTTCTGATTACGGACTATACCGACAACCCAAAACGACCGGCAGCGTGTTACTATCCAATGGTTAAGGACAAGGTGAAAGCTTTCTTGAGCGAGAATGTTCCTAAAGATCAGGCAGATGTTTATTCAAGTAGAAACCAATCATATCGGGCATTTTACAGTATGCCATCCACGACCATCCCCAATGACCAGGGAGCATTCGCCCGTGCTGCATATGGTCCAGTGGTAGACAAGGTGTGTCGCTCGGAAGGAGGCGCCTGCTACCCCAATGACGCTTCCATGTTTGGTCAGTCCAGAATGCCCGAACTTCAGCAGCTCAGAGGCACTTTTGGCGGCACCACTAGTTAAAATCTCCCGTGATAGTAATATGGCTTATCAGCTTAATACGTCGAAGGTCCTTTTGGATGCCGAGAGTCTGCCAGTGGACTGTGCCTATGATCATGTGATCGCACCCCCTGTTGTCAGTAACCTCAACTACGCCGGTTCGGGTCGTGCCTCGACACCCATCTACGGCACCGCTCCTTACATGGCGGGAAAGGGCGCTCCAGGAAATCTGATTCTGGTTGAAGATGCGCTTCGCCCTCAGTCCACCACGTTCTTCAAGAAGGGATACCAGGGTCGCGAGTATGACTTCCCCTCCAAGGATATGTCCTGCTCAGTCCCTCTCCGGACCCGGTCATGGGATCCCACGAGCAGCCGAGCGAATGTTCAGAACGCCGTATTTGATCGTCGTTATCCAGCCTAATTTAAATCTACTCTAGTTTTAATATGGACCCATTGAGTCTTGTGGCCTTGTTAGGGATTGCTGTAGCGGGACGACAAATCGCCAACAGTGATCGCAAAGAAGGTTTTATTTCAGAACCCTTGCCTAACCGTGAAACACAACAATTGCCCTACTTCGGTAGGAATATCAATACTCCTGGTCAGGATTTGACCCTCGTGACAGATTTCCTATCAGGACCTTATATTGATACGTCTAAACAGAGAAAAGATGCGGTTCCGAATCTTCAGGATACGGCCCCAAATGTTCAATTTCCTTATGGTCAGCCCGTCTATAATTTGTATGATCGTCAGAATGTCTCAAGTCGCATGAACAATCTGGCATCTGCTGAGCGCAGGTTCGTCGGTCCGGGTCTGGGCGTTCCTGCAAGTGTACCTGCCTATGGTGGGTTCCAGCAGCAATTCCGCGTGATGCCCAACAATGTAGGTGCCTACAAGCTCACTACCCTACCCGGAAGGTCGGGTCCCGCCAAGGACTTTGTTAACCGTGGATCTGAGCGTCTTACTGTTACCCAGAACCGTCCCGAAAAGACCTATCAACTTTTGGGTGCCAAAGGAAAACGTCCCTTGGAGAGAGGTCGCGCTCAGGGTCAGGGTGGTATGCTCACCGGTATGCGCGAACGCGAAAGTTATGTGAAGACGATGCGACCTACAATCCGATCGGAGACATCGACCCGCATGGACGGTCTCGAGTTCGGTGCTGCCAAGAAGTTTGTTTCCGCGCCAACCAATCAGGACACTCCGACCCGCAACAAGGCGAACTTCCAGACGCGCATCAACG